CGTTTTGCGAACAAGGTCATGCCATTCGACCAAGGTCGCTACGGGCTGTGAAAGGTTATCGCCGCGAGCCGGAATCAACCCGTTTACTCCACGGGTTTTGGCCGTCGCGCCGCCGGAATCAGCTACCAGAAACGTCGCTTGATTGCCCTTAATGACTGCTTCGGTTGTGACGCAATCACGCAGGAGCGACTGGAGCTGCTCAAAACCTGCAATAAACTCTTGCCGGTATTGAATTTGAAAGGCAGTTTCAGCCATAAGGCTATCCTCCAATTTGATGGAAAATCCGTATCCACTAAATCGGGTTGGCCTGCGTGACGGCCATCAGGTTAGCCAGAAGGGGCTGATGGCTGGTGCCGGCAGGGGCCGGTCGGGCGGCCAGGGCTCAAGGAGGTTAGCTGGCCTGTGGTGAGCCGAAATCTAGCTCATGATCCTGACGAGGTCAAGCCACCGGACGCGCTTTTGCCGTGCTGGAGCACATGCTTGGTGCCGCCGGTTGTGGCCTTTCGCTTCTTGAAGCCACCCGTGGCGTAGTACAGGGCGACCTGCTTTTTTGTGAACTTGCGGCCTGACGGCGAGCTATACCCGCCGCCCTTGCGCTTCTTGAACGGCATCAGGAGTGACGGCCGCCAGTCGAGCCAGTGGACTCAGAGCGGCTGGCCCGCGAGCGGGATCCTGACGAACGCCACGATTTCGCGGGCTTTTTCATCATCGGCGTGGAACGCGCCCGCATCGTGGACTTGCCGTAGCTGTGACCCATACCTGCATCTTTGATGACTTTCATGCCGCCCTCGGTGTTGAATTTGTCGCCCTGCGGCGCGCTGTGCGAGTAATTGGCCTTCACAGACTGCGAGTGACCGCCCATCATGGCCTTCTTGATGCCGGGATCGGCCGGTGAATTGTGCGATTTATACGCCATTTTCCTGCTCCCTCGGTAATGCGTTTGAAATGATGTCTCAGCCATAACTGGTGCGCAGCTTCGACTTTTCGCCGTCCTTGATGGCCTTGGCCTTGCGCCGTGGCGTCACTGTCGGCTGGCCGGTCGGTGTCGCCGTACCTGATGGCGGCACAAAGGCCTGCCCCTGACCCGGATTCACCGGGGCGCCAGATTTTCGCTTTCCGGCCAGCAAATTAAAACTCGCTGACGGTGATCGGGCGCCGAATAAGCCGCTCATCAGTACGTCCTCGACAGTACCGTATTTGCTCCCAGGCCAGTCCTGCCACCGCCGAGATCACCGCCTCTACGGCCACCGCGGCGGCGCTCGCCTGATACCTGCGCTTGCTGCCCGCGCATCGGATCGATACCAGTGAGCGGCTGAGATCCCGGACCCGGAGCTGGTGCGCCGGGCGCACCTTTGCCTCTGCCGAAAACCTTCTTGACCAACTTAGACATCGCAATCTCCTTATGCGGCCTGATGTTTCAGGCGAATATCGTACAGTTGTCTGAGCCGGGCCTGCGCTGGCTCGTCATTATTGTAACCCTTGCGGTCATCCTTCATGTATTTTTCGAGCTCCGCGATCTCATCGTTGAGCGTTTGCGCCGGATCGCCGCCCTGCGCTGCGATCTGCGCCACCGGATTGACCTTGCGGCTGAGCTCAGCGAGCCCCTCGAGGACGCCCGGTATATTCATGATCGCCCGGCCCTCGGGATCACGCGCATTCAGGATAACCTCTTTGTATTCGGTGCCGAAAGTGGACTCGATCAGGCTGCCGACGAGGTTGATATTGGCGCGGTAGTCGCCGCCCCACTGCTCTCTGAGCGCATCCTCGGTTTCCTGATGCTGCGCGGAATCCATATCCGCGAGCTGGTCCTGCTGATCCTCGGCAAAGCCGTTGTACCACTCGATCACCGCATGGCCGACCTTGGGATCGACATTCATGCCGTGCAGCACACCCATGAAATCGCCCATGATCTCGCGATCCTCCTCACCGATCACCAGCCCATCGGGCAGGTTTTCCATGTAGCCAGCAGCCTCGGCCGGGATGCCATTGGCTGAGCGGAAGGCGGCCATATCCTCGTCAGTGGCACCCTCACCCGGCGGCTCCTTGAAGGATCCAGAGCGGATCGTGGCCTGAGCCTCACGGAATGACTTGCCCATTTCCGCAGGCGTGGAAAATCGCTCCAGCGTGGACTTGAATTTGTCATCGTCGCCAGCGTACTCGTCGCGCCAGTTACGATTGACCATGCCATCGTAGTGCTCGAAAAACGCATCCTGCGTCTCAAATTTGTTCAGGCCCTCGAGGCGCTCGATGTTGTCGCCGGCCATCCCCTCCTGCCAGGTCGGGGCGCCGTCATCGGTTACTACGGATTGTGTCTGGTCGTCATCAGCCATTTTCATCTACCTTTCTGGTTGCTGTTTTATCGGGATCGGTCCTTACCGGTGCTGCTTTCAGCATCCATACTATCGTAGTTCCACAAAATCTCTTGCCTTCTGCAAATGCCGTCAGGTGCTCCCCTGCCGGCCTGAATGATGTGTCGTGAGTGCCGAAGGCCCGCATCAGGAAGTCCAAGACCATACGCTGCTGGCGAGCATCGGCCTCGCCACGGTGAACGGCCCTCATCGCCTGCACTTCGGCCTCGATGTAATCGGGCCTTTCCAGCGGATCCTTGTGCGGCATACATTCCTCAATAGTCTCCCTGAGCATCAGATGATTGCCGCTCCTTCACCGCCCCCGGCGGCCTCGGCCTGCGCGAAATCTTTTGCGGCGCTGCCAGCCTGCGCGGCCAGTTCAGCCTCCTGCTGTGCCTGCATTGCTGCCTGCTGCTCGGCAACCAGTTCCGCGACCTCCTCCTCGGAGCGCATGTGCTTGAGATCCAATCCGACGCCCTCGATTGCTGACCTTAGCGTGGACTGGATATCCACGATATTGCCGGCACTCTGATCGAGCTGCATAGCGCGCTCAATGAGATCGGCAGACTCGAGGAATTCGGACGCATTCTTGCGCTCGATGGCCTCATGCAGCGGGCTGATGAATTTGAAATGCACATCCCTGCCCTGCAGTTCCCGCGGGATATCCTGCACCGCGCCGAAGTGACCGGATCGCAGCAGCGAGTCAAACGTGTCCTCGCACAGGGCGCCGTTGTATTCGTGCTCCATTGGCTCGAATAGCGGCAGTGCGGCCCGGACGTACTCCTCGACCCGCTGGCCGACCTCGAATGCCGTCATATCGCCCTCGGGCGGCGGCAGAGTCAGTTTGTTCAGGTAGAAAGCGCTGGCGAGCATCTGCATCTGCTGATCGTGGACATCGTAGCCCATCGGCAAACCGCGCCTATCCTGCGTGATAGGCCGCAATACATCGCCCTTGCGCTCGTCGTATTCGACATCGGCCCAGGTGATGCCGCCGGCATAGAGCTGCACATCGGATCGGATCGCATCCTGCGTGGCGATCATCGGCGGCCTGACGGAAATCTCGCCGGCCTCGAGGAGCGTCAGCGTCATCGCCTGTAACAGACGCGCATCGGGCAATCCGGCAACAGTGGCGGGGGAGTATGCGTATTGGGAGCCCGATACGGTCTGCCATCTCGGCAGGATGATGCCATGAGAGAAGGTGCCCATTTCGTGAATGATGTGCTTGTTGAGCACATCCATGTAAACCAGCACCCACGGATATCCACGGCCTTGGCCCTGCTGACCCTCATAGACATCGGTGGAGATCGCAGCCCTCATGTATTGCGGGCTGACGTAGGTATCGGTCACGTAATCGGGTTTCTTGTTGCGCTGTGTCGGGTGCAGCGCGTCCTCACCGAACTGCTGCTTGAGCTGCTTGATGGTCGGCTTCCACTTGATATAGATTTCACCGACCGAGCCATCGGCCATTTCGTCCCAGGCCACATCGCGGAGATGCCAGCAGCGGTACAGCAGGTGTGGCTGCTCGGCGTCCCAGTTGATCTCTCGACTCAGGCAGCACTGGCCGAATGCGGCAAAATCCGCATCGCCCTCAGTGGTCGCCCGGATAAAGTGCGCATGCCGGTCATACATGGCGAATTTCATGCGCTTGGTGGCCCATTCAAGCCATTCCTTTGCATTCTTGGTGAGGCGATCCTCGTCATCGACGGTGATGCCAAACCAGTCTTTTCGACGCGGCCTGAGCATGGCGGCGAAGGCATTGCTGAGCTCGCGATGCACGATCAGGGGGTAGCTCGAGAAAAGCTGCTCAGCAAATTCCTCGCCAATATAACGGGTTAGAGTGAAGTCAGCGCGCTGCGGGTAAAAGTGCTCGGAGATTTCCTGCCACAACGTAGTGATCGCCTTACGGACGTTGAATAACGCCGTGGCGCGTTCGACCAGCTCTTGTGGCCTCATGTCAGCCTCCGAGTGTATCCGTCAGCACAGTCGAGGCGCGTGAGCCGACGACACCAGCCTGTTTGCGCCTTGCCCGCCTGCGACCCTCCTCCTCATCCGGGATCTGACCGGCGCCATAAATGGCATCCAGCCTGCTCTTTTCCTGAGCCGCTGCCTTGGCACGGCGCTCGCCCTTGGTCGAGTAGCCCTTGCCGGTCGAGAAGCTAATCATGCGTTTTGCCGTGTTTTTCAGTCCACTCATTTCCGTCTCCTTGGTCCGAAGTTGACTGCCGGGTGCTTCTTGCCGCCCGGAATCTTACCAACTCGCTGATCCGGCCGCCATTCCTGCAGATGTGTGGTTGCTTTCGGCCCTGCCACCCACGCCATGACAATAGCATCGCCCTTGTCCGGGGAGCGGCCAAGCATCTTGATGACATCGGCCTTGGTTGTGGCCTTGATGCCCTGCGGGGTTAAGCTCCAGCGCGGTGCGGTCAGGTCCGATACGATCTCGGGATCATCCGGCAGCGCTATCGGTGAGCCACCATCCTGCCCCGGATCCAGCGCCTCGCGGAATTTCCACAATACCTCGCTGCGCTTGTTGAAAAATCCAAGCTGGCGCTCGGCGGTGCGCGATGTCGATTTATCCATGCCGATATGCTTGCGTACCTCGACGCCGTTTTCCTTGCAGTGCCCATAGGCCTGAGCGCCGTTTGTCTCACCACAGTCGAAAATCACTATCGCCTCATGGCGGCGATGCTTCATGACCAGTGCAGCGACATCCGAGCCGTGCGGCGTATCCACACCGGGCACCACGATCAGCGGCGCATACCAGCCATCATGACGCGGCGCCAGCACCGTTTTGTCCTTCTGGCGGGCAGCATCGACGCCCATTGCGCACATCGGCACCCCGTAGGGAGGATCGACCTGCCATCGATTCTGCGCCCGGCGTACCCATTCAGTCGGTATGAGCTGGTCAGCCTCGTCCTGGCGGGCTGCCATGAAATTGCCATCGCGGATTGCCGATCTCAGCGGCTCAGGCAGAGCATCGAGCTGCGCGGCATATCCGGTATTGGCCAGAAACGGATTGTCAGAGAGATGCGCCGGAATGAAGGTCCGAGACATCGGCCGCTGTACCTTACCGTTAATTTCGACAGGCTCGGGCCCATCGACCCACATATCGCGGCCATCCTTGTCGGAAACCACGTAGCGGAGCTCGCCGTGCTTGGCCGGATTCGGATGCCGCGGATCCAGCCACGGCGCGAACATCGGGATAATCCAGTCGCCGGCCGGATCGGTGGGCGGGTTTGAGGCAAAAATCACGCGGCAGCGCTGGCCCGGATTGGTGCTCCTGACCCATCCCATGAGAAAGCGAATCTGCGCCTCACGATTCTGCACGACCTCATCGACAGCGAGGAGATCATGCGGCTGGCCCTGCCAGTGCGCCTCATCTCCGAGCTGTGCCAAGCCGCCGAAATCGATGATCTTGCCGTTGACCGTTTTCAGCCTTGGCGGGATCGAGCCCTTGAATCCCTTGTCGGTGCCGTTTATTTCCTTGGCCCGATCCATGATCGCGGTCAGATCGACGTAATGCTTGCGGATTATGAGCGCTCGCTGATGCTGCTCGAATGCGCAGCCCAGTATCAGATCGGTTTTGCCGCCGGCCGCCTCACCGCCGTAGAGCAGAACATCAGCCTTGCAATCCACAGCCGAGAGCTGCGGGCCGACAGTCGGGAACCATAAATGCCCCGCTGACTGGTCCTCGACAAACTGATCGAGCTCGGCGCGCTTGTCCTCGGGCAAGGCCTGATATTTCTCCATCAGGTCATCGATCAGTGCCGATTCTCTACTCATCGTCGTTTGCCACCGCCTGCTTTAATTCGTGAATCTGCGCCAGCGCCGGCAGCTCGCCGGAAGCGACAAAGGTCAGCCGAGAGGGATAGTCGGCAATGTTCCACCGGTATTGGCCCCACAAAAAGCTGTCCTCGGGCATCAGGCATCTACCTTGTAGCTGACCCAGATGGTGCGATTGCAGGCGCATCGATAGCCGCGCCCGCCCTGCGAATCAGTGCCAAACTGCTCCCAGGCCTTGAGACAATACTCGCATTTGCCGTCATTCCACTTGGCCTTTTCCCGCACCCTGGCATGCCACAGCGCAAAAACCAGCACTGCGGCGAGGAGGATGACGGCGATTGTGAGATTGCCCATGTGATCGGATCACACCTGAAAAAAAAGGGCAGCCCCGAAAATAACGTCGAGACTGCCCAAGAGGAACGAGCGATGCCCGTTTACGATACCAGCGGGCTGAGATCGATCACACGATACTGCACATCGACCACCAGATCGCTGCCATCAGCTATATCGCCAGCCAGCAGTTGAAATTCGATATTGTCATTATCGAGATTGGTGAGATCGACCGAATCGAGGCCAGATGCCGCGGCCACGCGGAATGCAAGGCGCATCTCGTCGGTAGTCTGATCTAAAAATCCCGTGGTTTCGATATCGCCCAAAGGCTGCCCGCCAGCGGTGCCGTAGGTGATTCTGATGTCCTCACCGGCGGCAATGCCGGTGTAAGCGGCGCCAGCAGCTTTCGATACCGTCGCCTCCATCAAAACCAGCGCTTTACCGACTCCAGGGGCCGGGACCAGCTCGACTGGCGTCGAAAATGCTGCTGCAGCCAGCGCAGCCGCAATGGTCGCCGTGTCGCGGGCTTGGGGCTCAATAACGGCGTTTTGTAAGCCGGCATTGGCGTCATTAACGATCAATTCGGATCTGGGGCCCAGTCCAAAGCGTCGTCCGTGAATACTCGTCTGAATTGAAGGTTTACCTGCCATCTCTATCTCCTTATGGGTTGCATTGCTGTAGAGAACGGGCTGACTATACTCCGCGAGCTGCGATCTTGCGAATATGCTCGCCTATGGCGCTCAGCTCCACTTTTGGAGCTTTCGGGCGGGGCCCACCAGCCTCAGACTTGATGTATTGCCGGCTGCGGTGAACGTCCTGCTTGTAGGCCTTTCTGGTCCGATACCGGCCGCGTTTCATCGCTCGATCCGGCCGGAATGGCGCTTAATCATGTCAAAAGCCTTCTTGTCGATCTCGGCGCCCCGGACCTCGATATCGAAAAACGCCGGAATCTGAGTTTTGCCACCACCGCGGCCACCAGCAAACATCCAAGTGACACCATCCTCGACCCACGCCAAACGGCCCTCCGGGATGAAAATTTTGCGGCTCGGAATCGAAATCAATTTCTGACCGGGCACCCACAAGCCCTCGGCAGTGACAATCGCACCAGCCGCCATCGCTCCAATAAACTGCCGCCTGCTAATCTCCATCCGGGAACTCCGAAAAATAAAAAACCGCGATCACGCCGAAAACCAACAGCACCGCGATCAGAAAAGGCCAGAAAAATATCTCAGCCACCCTCGCGGGCCCTCCGATCCCTCATGTACTGCTTCATGTACTCCGAGCGCTTACGCTTTCCGGCCAGCAGCTCGTCCACAATCTGCTCCAGGGCAGTCACCCGATCCTGCAAAGGCAACTGATCCGCGGGCCGCATGACCCGTGGGGCATTCTCCGACTTGGCGGGCACTCTTTCCGTTTTCGACGCGCTGCGGCTCGTCGCGCATTCCCCGTAGTGACGCTTGCCACAGCTCGGGATGTTTCTGCACTTCGGGGCATCCATCCGTAAACACTAACACGGGCTGTAAACACTAACAATAGCGCGTGGAAATTCTCAAAAAAATGGATGCGGTCGCCCCTACTAGGCCGAATCTTTTCGCTATGGGGGGGCATGGGGGTCCGGGCATGGCCAGGACAATACCTCGATGAAATGGCCGAGCTCATTCCTCGGTTGAGTGCTCGGGCTCCTTGTCTGCAGGGATCGGCTCGCTCTCGCCGTCTATCACAGTGCCACCGCCGGGCGAGCGCAGCAGGAACAGGGCCAGCCGCCGAACCTTTTCCTCGTCCGTTATATGGTGTCGGTGATCCACTGCCCCGGAGTGCTCCACTTCCATGTGGTCGCCGTACTGGCCGGGGTTCAGCTTGGACAGCAGCCAGCGCCGGGTATCCACTCGCAGCCGGCTGCGCTGTATGTGCTCCTGATCGACCGCCTCATACTCGGCACCGTTGCGGCCGGTCTTGGTGATGTAGTCCGTAGTCCCATCATCAGCAATGTCAATGATCTCGTCGGCCCATGCCTCGACAAGGGCCTCCCGCGCCAGCGCGTACTGGTCCGAGAACCGAGGATTTTTGCTTAGCCACCGATAGACCGTACTCCTCGCCGGCATGGCCGGATCCCGGCATATCTGTCTGAGTGTTTCCCCCTCCGACATCCTGCCGCATATCTGATCGGCCACCGTCTCGTTGAACTTGACCAGCGCGCCCCGGAGACGAGGGCGGGATTCTGGCGCAGTGGGTGTGCTCTCTGCTTGGGTAGGTTCGCTCATTGCCTGCAGTATCCATTGCCTGCCAAGGCGCCGATTCTACCCGGTCCCTGATGGAGTTGACACCGGGCCATTGGTCCGGTATCGTCGGAGACGATTTTCACAACTTGGACGGCAAACCCATGACAGCACACGACTACATCACCCTACTCGGCGGCACATTCTGGCTGGCCATTCTGGTCATCCGGCAGGCCGTCGCCTACCGCAGTGTGATCCGATCACACCGCACCCACAGCAGCGAGGAGAGAAGCCATGACTAATGGCCTACACGTTTCAGTCCACGGTACGGACTGCACGGCGCACGGCGTCACATCAGGCCGCAAGTACGTCACCCTGATCGGTGACGGCATTGCCGGCGTATTCGAGCCGGGCGATGACGCCCCGGCGATCTTTCTGGAATATGACCTTGAGCCCAAGGGCGCAGCAGCCGGGCAGCTCAGTGTGGCAACGCCTGAGTGGCTGGCCAAGGTCGCCAACGGCAAGGGCACCCGCAGCCCTTACGAGTGCTTGGAATCCGACTGGGCCAGCAGGCACCGGATTGTCCGAGTGGTAGGGCGGCCAGTCGATGCTGACGGCAACCCAAGGCGCGGCGGGATGTTTGGCGGTCACTACATCAGCACCAGTGACAGCCGTTTCCCGGTGACTTCACCGATCCCGGTACACGACCGCTTTGAGCGGTAATTCACGGGCTGCCGTGTCAGAGACGGCAGCACGGGACTTATCCCAAACGTCACAATGGAGGGCAAACCCATGACGACAACAAAACGACAAGCACCGTGGAGCATCAGCGAGAACGCCGCGCTGGTATCGCTCTACTTCGACATGCTCGACAGCGCCCTGATCGGTGCGGCCTACAACAAGGCCGAGATGATCCGGCTGGCACGGCATGAATACGAGCCGACACCCGGCAGCGATGTCATTTTCACCGGCTCGATGCCTGACTGGGCTTGCTGCCTGCAGGACCGCAGCAAGGGCAGCATCGAGGCCAAGCTGATGAATGCCAGCGCAGCGCACCGCGATGTCAGCGCTGAGTCAGGCGGCAACGCCACGACAATGGACGGCTACGGCTACCGCTGCCTGAGCAACTACCAAGCCACGCTCAAGGTCGCCATGACCGCAGGGCTCAAGGCTCGCGAGCTGCAGGGGCAAGTGGCATGACTGTCATAGCCCTGCCGCAGCTCGATGTCACCCGGCTGGCCGCAGATTATTCTGCGGCTGTCCGGGAGTCGCTGACTGACTCCCAGATGCTCAACGTCAGAAACGGTGACGCCGTCGCTGACGACTACGACGATACCAGCGAGATGCTTGCGGAGGCATTCCACAAGCAGATGCCGGGCGCCGATCTTGAGCACTACGGCGATGACATTGTGATCGCCGCCGAGCGCGCCGAGGCTTCCGGCTACCGGCTGAGCCGTGTACTGGTAGCCTGCGAATTCTCAGGGACCGTGAGAGACGCCCTGACGGCTCGCGGCCATTCAGCCATGTCCTGCGACATGCTGCCCACCGATACACCGGGACAGCACCATCAGGGCGATGTCAGGGAGATTCTGGGCGATGGCTTCGACATGATGATCGCTCACCCGCCCTGCACCTATCTCGCCGCCAGCCAGCTATGGCGCTGCCAGCCAAAGCATGACAAGGATTTCCCGGCACGGCAGCAGGCCAGTGACGAGGCGCTCGAATTCGTGCGCGACCTGATGGCCGCACCGATCCCACGGCAGGCCATCGAGAACCCGGTCAGCCGTATCGGCACCGCCATCCGGCCAGCCAGTCAGTATGTGCAGCCGTACCAGTTTGGCCATGACGCCAGCAAGAACACCGGCCTATGGCTTGAGAACCTGCCGCTGCTGCCCGTGCCGCATGAGTCCGAATGGATCCCGCCGCGCATGGTCCGGTATCAGGGCAAGCTGGTAAAACGGTGGGCCAATCAGAGCGCCTGCGGCGCCGACAACAAGAGCCCCGGCCCTGATCGCTGGAAGCTGCGCAGCAAGACATTCCAAGGCATAGCCGACGCGATGGCCGACACTTGGGGCGGCATCAGTCAGGCCGTCACCCCGGCACCGGTCAGGGAGGCCGCACAGCTCGCGCTGTTCTGAGTGCTTCACAGGCTGCCCGGTGGAGGGCGGGCAGCATGGGACGCATTCCCACAACTACGAGGATATGACATGACCACAGACACACAGAAATTTGAGGCCGCAATCGCGCACCACTGCGATGGCCTGCACATCGCGACCGGCACAGCAGCCTGCTGCTCGGAGTGCCTGAGCGAGAATGACATCGAGGATACGGGCGACATTGACGCCATGCAGGAGGAGCTCTACGCCATCCCTGACGAGGGCAATTTCAGCAGCGCCCAGTGCGATAGCTGCGGCAGCAACCTAGCCGGCGACCGGCACACGGCGCACGGCTGGCGGCAGGAGGAGAAGCTCGACAGCGACAGCAACCTGTACCACTTGACCATTTGCGTGGACTGCCTGCTATTTCACGCGAATGGCGACCTGCCCGAGACATGGCAATGAGCACCAGCAAGAGAAACGGGCGACAGATCGGCGGCCAAGGCCAGGGTACAGCCGCCGAGATCCAGCGGCTACTCAATGCCGGCGCCCACTTTTACCACTCGATGTCAGGCGGCAAGGATTCGCTGGCCAGCTACGCGCTGCTATGCGACACGGTGCCGAGTGATCGGATCACCGTAGTCCACGCCAATCTGGGCGAGGTCGAATGGGACGGCATTATCGAGCATATCGAGGCCAACATCAGCCACCCGCTGACGGTAGTCTCGGCAGTGTTCAAGGATGGCAGCCCTAAGACCTTTCTGGAAATGGTGCGGCGCCGGCACCAGTCGCGACCTGATAGCCCGTGCTGGCCGAGCCCGAAATATCGGACCTGCACCAGCGACCTGAAAGTGGCGCCAATAGACAAATTCATCAAGGCCGACATGAAACGGCGCGGCATCAAGCTGGCCGTCAATGTCATGGGCCTGCGGGCCGAGGAGTCCGAGAGCCGAGCCGGCAAGGATCCGCTGACACTCAATGCCCGATTCACTACCAAGACACTGGGCCGCGAGGTTTACGACTGGCTGCCCATTCACGACTGGCCCGAGGCCCGAGTATTCGAGGCCGTCGAGGCGGCCGGCATGAAACAGCACCACGCCTATGCCGATGGCAACCAACGGCTGAGCTGCCAGTTCTGCATCATGGGCTGCCCCGGCGACCTGCAGAATGCAGCGCGCCAGCACCCCGAGCTCGCACAGCAATATATCGACATGGAGCAGGAGACTGGTTTCACGATGTTCGCAAGCGGATCACTGGCCGAGAAGCTGGTCACGGCGCCGGCTGGCCCGCAGCAAAGGGAGCTATTCTGATGGAGCAGTTCAACCTATTTCGCAAAGCCGGCGCCATCGAGCTGCCTGATGTGCCGCTGATTGTGGCCTACGGCGGTGGCGTCGATTCGACCGCCATGCTCATAGCATTGTGGCGGGCCGGGATCCGGCCGGATGTAATCACGTTCGCAGATGTCGGCGCCGAGAAGCCCGAGACTTACGAGACGGTGCGCCGCATGAATGACTGGTGCATCAGCGTAGGCTTTCCGGCGATCACGATTGTCAAACTCAATACGATGGCCACCACGCCCTACGACAACATCGAGGGCAATCAGACCGCTAACGAGACGCTGCCGAGTATGGCCTTTGGCAAAAAGGGCTGCAGCGTGAAGTGGAAGCATGTCCCGCAGGACTACTACATCACGGGAGTCGGCGGGCAGGTCAATAACTGCGAGCCGCACCCGATATGGCTCGAATGCCAGGCCAAGGGCATCAAGCCGTGCAAGCTGCTCGGATTCGACGCCGGCCCGGCCGACATCCGGCGCACCAGCAAAACCGAGGATAAGAATTTCACGTATTGCTACCCGCTGCAGATGCTCGGCTGGCAACGCGGTGACTGCATTGCCGCCATCATCGAGGAGGGGCTGCCCGTGCCGATTAAGAGCGCGTGTTTTTTCTGCCCCGCCAGCCAAAAGTGGGAACTGTGGTGGCTGGCCGGCAAGCACCCGGACCTGCTAGAGCGGGCCCTTGAGATGGAGCACATCGCCATGCTCGGCAAGCACAGCCGATGGGGCAGCGATGAATGCACCTATGGCAAAGACTGGGAGGAATTTGTAAACAAGCCGGCCGATCAGTGGCCGACTACATCGATCACGGTAGGCCTCGGCCGCTCATTCGCTTGGAACCACTGGGCGAGAGTGAACGGGGTCTGCACTGAAAATGGCAAGGTCATCGCGGATCCTGAGCGGTACTTGGCCAAGGCAGCAGAGCTCAAGGGCGACGGTGGCAACGCCGCCGACGCCGTGAGGCCCTGCGTTTAACTACGAGGTAATGACATGAATATCGAGAACCAAAACTATGACCCGCTGATTGTGAATCACAGCAACGGCGACAAACCGAGGGCCGACATCCCGATCAAGGATATTAAGATCCCGGATTGCTGGCACGTTTCAATGCGGGCCCATGATGCCGGCGACCACAACGGCAAGCGCGCCATTCTGGACTGCTGGCACTTGGCGCACGATCTCCACGACAAGCTGCTGCGACTGGGCGAGCAACCGGCGCGCATGAACCGGCTCATTGATGCCGGCTACGGCGCCAGCGATGCGCAGCGCATTGTGGACATTCTCGACGGCACGGCCAAGCAGGCCGAGGTCGAGGAGCAGAATCAGGCGCACGGCAAGCACCCGGATCAGGGATACATCGAGGCCGCGAAAGCTGGCAAGTACAGCAGCGAGATCGAAGTGGACGAGGGCGCCAAGGTATCGCACGGCGACGAGCCGGGCGCTTACGTGCAGGCCTGGGTGTGGATCCCTGACGAGGAGGCTGCGCCATGAACTGCCCCGAGTGCGGAAGCAGCGACACATACGAGCAGGAGCTCAGGCCACCGATGCCGGGCACCAAGGCATACCAGTGCGTCGAATGCGAGGCCGCATGGCTGAGCGATGACGGCCAGAAAGCCGAGGCCGTCGCCAGCGGCGAGGATCGGCGGCGATTCAGGGCCCGCATGGATCAGGCCACTGGCGACCTATTCGGGTGACGCACGGGCAGCCGGGTCAGAGGCGGCTGCACGGGAATCATCCCACTACGAGGAGAACAATCATGAGAGAGTTAAACGAGTACCAAAAACGGTGTAATGCCGAGGCGGTGCAGTTCCATGAGCTGCTGCAGCCTATCGTGGATCAGATGCCCGAGGGCTGGAGTCTCAAGCCGATCCACATAGACGACGAGGGCCACGCATGGCGCTGCCAGTACATCAAGAACGTCGCCACCGGGCTGGAAATTATGGTCCGATACAACGAGTATGATATTCGCGGCAAGTTTGAATTCACGGCGATCCAATGGCCCGAGTACACCGACGAGAACGGCCACAAGGGCACCAGCGACCCGAGTAACTGCTACAACCCACGGGAGCACAGGCCGAGCACCAAGGCCACCGCCGGCCGTGAGCCCAAGGCCATCGCCAAGCAGATCGAGAGCAAGATAATCCCGGAGTATGAGCGCATATATGAGCGCTGCCAGGGCCTCGCTGCTGACTCGCAGAAGTACCACGACGCCACCGCCGAGGCGCTCAAGCAGTTGACCGAGGCCACTGGCGACGACCGGCACAGCGCCGGGAACAGGCGCTCAGGCTGGTATCTGCAGGACTATCCCGGATCGCAGAGCGTGGAGTTCAATTCTGTGGGCGATGTCAGGATCCGGCTGTCGGTTGCCGACATGCTCGATGTGATCGACATGCTGTACCGCAAGCACACCGGCAAGCGGCGCACCGCTCAATGGTTCAGCGCTTGCCCAGAGTGCGGCTGCACAGATGTCGAGGTCGGCGCTTGGGTAGTTGACAACACTGAGGAGGTCGCCGGCACCGGGCAGGAGGGCGCGAGCGATAGGGCATGGTGCCCGCAGTGCGAGCATGATGGCAATGACGGCAGCATGGACGGCTGCAGATACCTGACGACGAGCGAGGAGCGCAAACCATTCACAGAGGAGGGCGCATGATGTACGTATATGTACTTAGCGAGCGCTGGCTGGATCTTGACCAGCAACAGCGCGAGCTGTTCACGGTCGGATTCTATAAACCGGACGGCAGTTTTGAGTCCGAATCAGATCACGGCAGCAAAGAGCTGGCAGCGGCCAGGGTTCACTACCTGAATGGCGGCACCGGGCCGCAGGTAATCGAGCCGTGAGCCGGCGCATCAAAAGACGGTCCCGCTATCCGGGCTGGAAGGTATTCAATCCGGCCGGCGAGTATGTGGCGGCCTGCCATTATGCCGAGGATGCGGCTGCGCTAGTCGCATCCTATGGCAATGGCGCCACGATCCGGTGGAACCGCAAAACCGGCCCACTGGTCTGGACTGATGGCAGCGACGGATCGGCGGGCGACAGTTATGACTACTGCGCACTGGTCTGCAATAGGCGGCTGGACAAGGCCGCCGAGGAGGGCAAGCATTGAAACCTGACGCATCAAGATATGACCCGCGACCTGAGTACCTTGCCGAGCTGATCGGCTCGACAGGGCTCACTCAGGCCGTGCTGGCGGCGAGGATTGGAGTGGACGAGCGAACCATCCGGCGCTGGCTATCCGGCCAGCGCCAATTCAACTACCGGGATCAGTTTGCTATCGAGTGCCTAGTGCTATCGGTGTGAGCTGATCCCTGTGGGCCGGCTGTATCGACTTCCGTAGGCACCCGGATAATGCCGAGGCTGTCGCCCCGGAGCACAAGGCAGTCACCGGGATTCAGCCACGTATTCAAGCCACCCCATGCCTGTATCAGCAGCATGTCGCCATCTTGCGCGGCTCGGGCCTCGAATGCCTTGATAAAATCCCTGATCTCATCGAGGTTATCGACTTGCCACTGCACATTGGGCAGATCGGCCAGCTTCTTGGTCATTAGTCCCTGCCGATCTCGCCCGCCATCAGAAACGGATCGGCCACGGCCACACCGCCTGACTGGCGAATTCTCAGCGCTTTGAAATTGCCGGCAAAGTAATAAATGCCACCGGCTACCGTGACCAGCACCCGAGTTCCGGGCGCGGTTGACTGCTTATCCTCGAATGCAATCGGCACGGTGAATGTGGTGCCATCGAGGCTGGCCAGGGCATCCATCACACCGGCGCTGGACTGTATTGCGAATTCATTAAACCGCTGCACATCATCCAGCTCGATGACGACAGAGGCAGCGCCAGTGCCGGGAATGCCGACGACATGGAGGGTGGTGCCGCGATGATTCGGTGCGCCTACTAACATGATTATCTCCCTATCTTGCCGCAGATCAGTCTGGCACCGGAAGGCCCGCCGAGGACGCCGCGCAATTCCATAGCCCTGTAATTGCCGAAAACGTAATAGATCAGGCCAGTCGAGGCCGTGACAAATCGAGTCCCCGGCGTGGTTGAGTGCTTATTTTCGAGCGCAATCTGCGCGAACGTGACGCCGTCGAGACTGGCGAATACCTCGAATATGCCGGCGGCGCACCACATCGTAAACTCATTGAAGCGCTCGACATCATCGAGAAAAATCGACGGATTGCCGCCGCCAGGGGCATCTACGCCGATGACTTCCAGAGTAGTGCCACGATCATTGGGAGTGCCTACGATTGCCATAATGTCATCCTCGGTCTGGGTGCCAATGTGAGCCGATCAGGCGCTCGGGAGCGTCCCGATCAGTCAGGATGCGATGTACCTCGCCGCAGATCATCCAATACTTTGGCCAGACCGGATTCAGTTTTACGGATCGGCTGGTCGTGATGGTCATTGAGCGGTCGCATGGTTCAGTTCTATCCATTCGTTGCGTGTGTCGATTGCTACCTTGCCGGGCAGATTGTACTCAGGCCACGGATCGGCGGCAAATCGCCTGAGCACAAAATTCTGGACCGGCAGCAGGATCTTGCGCTCATCGCCAAAGAATTCCTCGAATGGTATGCGCCCGAGGGCCAGTGAGGGCCCGAATTCTCCGATCATGAATTGCCGCTCCTTACCCTTGTGGCAGTAGCCGAAATGATGCCAGCCGCACATTCCCAGGGTAGCGTGGTGCCCGATGCGCCGGCCGCGCTCGGTAATGTGCTCGATGCTGGCGTGGACATCCATCCAGCCCATGAGCAGGCAGCACAGGCAGCCGCAGTGCTTCTTGATTATCCCCATCCGGCGCTTGTCCTTGGGCCGGATCGGCTCGGTCTGGCCTACCACCGGGACAGCAGCGCAGTGCGCTCCATTGTAGTCAGCGGCGGTGACTGCACCGGCCGGCTCATGCCGGCGGTCATATTCTTGATTTTGGCGATAGGCACCCCGGTTGCCTGTGATATCTGATGATAGGTCCGGGCAGTGCCGGTGAATAGCTCGATGACCAGCTCACGCTGGTCGGCATCTATCAGTTCATTGCAGGTAGTTCTGCGGCTCATCTCAATACTCCGTTACAGGCTGGCCCATTGCATCCATGAGCGCCCGTTTTATTTTGTAAACCTCAGTCCGAAACCCGGACTGCATTTTGACATCCTCGATCACCTTGGCGCCGAGGTTCTTATCCCAGTACGCGAAGTCAGCCACGTAGGTCAGGGTGCGGCCCTTGTGGTAGCGCTTGGATTTAATCAGGATCGGCACCCCGGCAATCACAATCGGAAATCTGGGATGTACCTCGAGATCGCGGATCTCGCCGGCTCGCTCGAGCAGCTTGAGATCGTAGTAGCGGGTCAGCTCGCGCTTTGAATCCAGCACGGTCCCATCCGGGTGCTGATGCTTCTTGATGTTGGCGTATCTTTTCATGATAGACTGCCCTGGTCCCGGTCGCGTGACCGTCTTTTCATGGGTTTGCCGATTTGTGATCCACGGCTGCCGACCGGGCAATTTCCCGCTTCAACATACCCCTCACAATCGACAGTGCTTGCTGGTATTCCGGCATGGACTTTATCTCGTCGGCCGACTCACCGGTATAGAACGAATCCCGAAACCACGGATTCAGATTGCCACCATATTTGATGATGACCACGGTCAGCAGAATGGCCATGCGCTCAGCCAGAAATGCCAGCCTGCTTTTGTTTTTGCTTCCACTTGGCATAGGCGATGTTCCTCGATGTGATCCAGTTTGTTACGCGCTTATTTGGCGGGATCGCCGCCAGATTTCCCCAGTGCTGCGGCGGGTAGCAGCCTGCTTTTTTATTGAATTGTGAGCGGGCCCACCCATCCGAGTATTTTTTCTCGCGCTGCTTGTGCAGGAGCATCTGGAAAAAGACCTCATGCGATGGCCAGCCCTCGGGCAGCCGCTTGACCATGTTGCGCCCTATCGGCACCAGATCGTCCTCAGTGGCCGCGACATCGCGCTTGGAGTAAGGCACTTTCCAGCCGCATTTCGGGCATACGCGGCGCTGTGAGAACAGGTGGCCGCAATCCTCGCAGGTATGCACGGTCGGATCCGGCTCGCCTGACTCCTCGCGCTTTGACCAATTCTCGCAGGCCTTCTTGCCCTCATCGAGGCGCCAGCGGAACAGATCGTCAGCCATCCCCAGGTCGCGCACATTGCCGGCATGATCGAGCACCATGCAGATTTTGAATCTGGGATCCTTTGGATCCTTGATGACCTCGCCATCCTCATCGACCGCCGGCCTCATGCCGCGGCCAATCATCTGCAGGTGCAGCACAATGGACTTGGTCGGCCGGCATATCTGGATGCAGTTGACCGAGGGCGCATCGTAGCCGTAGCTGGCGATGCCCACGTTGACGAGAACCTGCACCGCCTGAGACTTGAATAGGTAATTGACCTCGTCGCGCTCCTCCTGATCGAGCCGGGTGTGAAGTGCCGCAGCCGATACCCCTACAGCTTTGAAGCGGTGGGCGAGCATCTCCGCGTGAGCGATATCGACTGCGAACACAATGGTATGGCGATCACTGGCCAGCCTGAGCCAGTTATCGACGGCGTCACCGACGAGCACGACACAGGCATCCGATAGTTTCTTGACCTCGTAATCACCGCGCCTGATCTTGATGCCGGCCATGTCCGGTGTCTTGCCACCCCAGTATTCGACCGGCGCCAGCCAGCCCTCGGCCATGAGCTGCCTGACGGTGGTGACATGCTTGATAGTGGTGTAAAAACGCCCAAGGCCCTTGCCAGTCATCCGTGCGGGAGTGGCAGTGTAGCTGTCGAGAATGGCCTTGGGCGCGTAGTGCTCGAGGATCCCCAGAATCTTGGGCGCCATCGACAAGTGAGCCTCATCGACCAGCACCCGCTTGACACTGGGAAACCAGAAATGTGATCGCTTCACTCGCGAGATCAGCGTCGGCCAGGACACCACATGGATCGGCCGATTCTGCCGCCATGATTCGCCCTCACGCTTGGCGCGCAGCACCGCCACGTTATCGACGCCGCATACCTCGCCGGTGATGCCTTGTGTCTGAGTAAAGATTTCGTTTCGAGGCGTGAGGATCGCCGTCGAATCTCCGCGCTGCATCTCGCGGGCTGCCACCATCGCCTGAATCACGGTTTTACCGGATCCGGTCGGCGCGCAGTGGATCGGCCGCATTTCGCGGCCATGATTCATTGCATGGTTTACGTCATCGAGCTGATACGGTCGGTCCTCAATCACCGGTTCGATGCGCCAGCACGGCATGGGCACACCATGTCGAGATGTATTCCAGATCGGCTACATCATCAGGCGTGAGCTCGAGATGGATAGTTTCCTCGCCACCATAGGGCAAGGCCTTGACCAGTGATGCGGCCTGCCTGAGCTCGCCGCGCTCGACCTCCTCCTGTGTCGGCTCGGGCTTGGTCGCCCGGACATTCTCGGGCTTATTCTCCTCGGACTCGCCGGGCTCGCCGTCAACATCCTTGGCAGCGTCCAGGGTATCTCGCCGGCTGATCCGATTGACCGCCTCGCGGGTGATGCCGACGATATCAGCGATCTCCTGCTGAGTGCGCTGCGCCAGCTCAGGATCGGCCAGCGCCATCTTGACCGACTTGACCTTATCGGCATTGGTCATGCGCAGCCCGTGGGCGCGGTTCGCCTGCAGGGCAAACTCGAGCGCATCGTGCATGTCGCCTACGCGCAGATCGACCTCGATCTCCTTGAGATCAGCGTGGATGTGGGCATACAGCCTGTGATGTCCGTCAGCCAGAATGTAGCGCTGCGAACCATCCTCCGCGAACACGACGACAGGTGGCATCTCGGCGCCGGTTTCGATCTCCTCGCGATACTGGTCAATGGTTTCCTTGTTCAGTCGTGCCCGGACCTGCGTGGCCTCGGTCGCCTCAATGTTGTCGCAAAACATTTTCATTTCGGCTTCCCCTTGCCGGCCTTCTCCTCCGGGAGGAGCTCCTGCTGCTGATTGAAAAATTTCTCGAGCTCGCGCTCCTTGTGGTCGGTGATCTTAGTGACCAGCGCATGCTTGAGCGTATTGTTGCGGCCACCGGCTGCCATTTTCAGCAGCTCATTCGGCCGGATGCCGTCAATACCCTTGAGCTGCTCGGTGGCTGTGATCCAGCACTCGTTTACCATCTGATCCAGCGCGGCCTCGGCCTTATAGCGCAATTTTGTTCTTAGACTCATCTCAGTTCCTCATCGAATGTAATAGACCGGTGTGCGGCGGGCATGGCTTTTGACAGTCTGCATCGCCCGGTGCTTGCCAGTCGGTGTGATTAAATCGTGCGTGATGGCGGCCTTGATTAGGGCGCCCCAAGCATTGTGATGGTGCGGATTGCCGACACGGTCGGCCACTCGCAGCCGGATATCCTCGCCAGTCAGCTCAAAGCCGCTCCTGAGCTCGCCAACGGCCACCAGTGCATTGTCCATCCATGTGCCAGTATTGCCGGCCACCCTGTTGAGCGCGTCATCTCGCGCCTGCTTGGCTCCGAATAAATCTTGTTGTTCACTCATTTTACGCGCACTCCCGGCCCTTCCCGCATCGGAGCGGTAGGCTCCCCTTCTCGCATCTATGCCGTATCGGGACCGGAATCAGACGGTCGGCCGTTGGACCTAACCCGGATTTTTCTCGGTCTGAGTTTCGGTAAGACCTCTCAAAAACACCGCTGATTGCGGCAGGGTCTTGGCAGAAGCACAACATCTTGTGATAAGGTGCGCGCATCTGGAGAGACTGGGTAGCCGAACCAGATATTGAAGCCCCGGACTTGCAAGGGTCCGGGGTTTCCGCGTTTGAGAGTAAGCTAATCCCCTTCACCGATCAACGCCTTTCGCTCATCGCACCACTGGCACTGCTCGGCTTCCCATTCACCCTCGGCAACCTGCACGGCAGTAGCTCCTGAGCCGTCACAATTCGGGCATTTGGCGAAGGCCAGCAGCTCCCTGCCCTTGATGATCTCCCGGCGCATTTCGCCGGCACTCATGTATTCCACAGATTTCATAGGTTTTTCTCCTCCCACTGGCACTTTTCGCAGTGGCCGCAATTATTCCCGAGCGCCTTGCTACCGCGGCACCACGGTTTTTTGAATGTCTCGAATGGCGGCCTGAGCCGCGCCTTGTCCGGGTTATAAAACGAGTGCTTGGCGGCCTCGGTACATCGCAGCTCCTCGCGCTCAGTCATGTCGAGATCATGTACCTTGAGGCAGGACACCCACGCCTCATGCCAGATGCCGAAAAACGGGACGCTCATAACGGGATCCCCTTTTTCGTGGCCTGAGCCCGGATGTGATTGGTCAGCCAGGACGAGGCACTCACGCCATCGCGCTGAGCCAGCTTATACAGGGCCGCCAGCTCCCCCGGAGATAGTCGCATCTGAAACTTCTTGGATTTCGTTTTCATGCCCTTGACTGTACTGACAAATGTCAGGACAATCAACCTTATGTACGCGAGGGAAAAAGTTAATGCCCGATTCAGAAAATCAAACCTACGAGGAAGCGCACCATGAGCAATGAAATCCCCACAGACTATGACTCAGGCGATGCCATCGCCACCACCCCCAAGCATGTTGTCGAGTACAACATCACCGATACATTTCTGGCCGAGCTGGCCGAGCGCTACAAAGATGTTGATGCTTACAAGGATCACGATGTCGCCAAGGCAGCGGCCAAGGAATGCCAGCAGCTCCGCAAGACGCTCGAGGAGAAGCGCGTCGAGCTCAAGAAGGATGCCCTGGAGTATGGCCGCGCCGTCGATGGCGAGGCCAACAGGATCAAGGCCGCTATCGTCAAGGTAGAGGATCCCATCAAGACACAGCTCGATGAGATCCGGGACGCCGAGAAGATCAAAGAGCAGGCGCGTGTCGATGAGATCGAATCACAGCTCGCGGTACTGCGAGCCTATGGTCAGGAGACTGACGGCAAGACGCTGGCCGAGCTGCAGGAATGGCAGGACAAGCTCAACGAGCTCGAGATCACCGAGGAGGTTTTCCAAGAGTTTCGCGAGCAGGCAATCGGCGCCAAGGCAGAGAGCGAGAGCCGCCTGCGCATCGCCATCGGCCACAAGCAGGCCGCCGAGGAGGAAGCCGCCAAGCTGGAACAGCAGCGCAAGGAACAGGAGGAGGAGCAGGCCAAGCTGGATGCTCAGCGCGAGGAAATCGAGGAGGGCCAGCGCAAGCTGCGCGAGCAGCAGGAAGCCGCCGAGGCCAAGGCCAAGGAGGAGCAGGAAACCAAGGATGCCGAACGGCAGGCCGAGCTCGATGCTCAGCAGGCTGAGATCGACAAACAGAATGCCGAGAAGGAGGAGCAAGAACGTAAGGAGCGAGAAAAAGCAGAGGCCGAGGCAGCGGCAGCTCGCCAAGCAGAGCTGGCGCCGGATAAGGAAAAACTTGAAAGGCTGGCCAACATAATCGAGGCGACCGAGCTGCCCACGGTTGCCTCGCAACAAGCAGAGGATGTCATCAGCTACGTGAAATCAGAAATCAAATCGATAGCCAACAACATCCGGCACTACGCAGGAGAAATGGAATGACTGAGGAACTTTCAAACAGGCCTGACGATCAGGCACCACCGTACAGCGAGATGTCACCCACCGACGCCCCGCCGCCATCCGAAATGCTTCACAGGATCATGCTCGATGCGCCCATAGATCGCAGCGCGCTATACACGGCGCTCGCAGCAGCTCAGGGCGAGATCACGGCAGCCGAGGCCACGCAGACCGCCGACGCCGGCAGCTACCAGTTCAAGTATGCCGATCTGGCAGCCTGCCTCGAGGTAATCCGCAAGCCGCTGTCGAATAACGGGCTGTGTCTGATACAGCTCCCATCGCTGATCGATGGCGAGGTACACATGGAGACGATACTGGCCCATGAATCCGGCCAGTCGATCTCATGCGAGATGTCGATGCGCCCGGACAAGGGCGGGCCCCAGGCTATCGGCGCCACCATGACATACCTGCGCCGCTACAGTCTGTCGGCCATGCTCGGTGTCGCCCAGTACGATGACGACGCCGCCAGCGCCACCAAGGGCGCCGACGAGTATGACCGCCTGAGCCCGCGGGACATTGACGAGATCCTGCAGAAGGCTGACGAGCTGTTCGATGACAAGGCAGATTTTGTGATCGAGCAGATGGTGACGCTGGTATTCAACGTGAAGCATCTGGCTGATGTGCCGGGCGACCAGCTCAAGACGGCGCTTAGCCGGCTGCAGAATACCTACAGCCGGGAGCAGAAAAAGGCCAAGGATGCCGAGAAGGCGCCAGTCGCCAAGCCGAAGGCCAAGCCCAAGCCGAAGGCCAAGCCTGAGACAGATCAGGACGGCCTGCCCCCGACATCACGACAGGACGCCGACGAACGGGAGCCCGGATCGGACGATGAGTAGCTTCAATCATCGAATCGCTCGCCTTAACGGCATTGATCGTGGCTGGCGTGGCGCTTTCGGTGAAACCTGCCGGCATGGCCGCAACCGCAAGAGAAATCCTGATGGTTGCGGCAAGCCGGTCGAGTTTGTCGTGATGTATGACTACGTGACTGGCCGAGCCGGTCGCGTCACTGATTCGCAGCGTGGCAAGTGCCGAGAACACGCGGAGCAGTTTGCCAAAAAGCATGACTGCCCCATGCCGGCAGACACCTGATGGAATGCCGCATAGTTCAGGTCGAGCAGGGATCTGACGAGTGGCTGGATCTCAGGCGCACCCGAGTAACGGCCTCCTGCCTGCGCAAGGTCATGGCCAAGAAAGACACCAAGGCCTACACCAAGTACAGGCAGGAGATCGTGCTCGAGCTCCTCGGGCACAAGAACGTCGAGGAGACGCCTGAGTGGGCCCGTGAGGGCCGGGAGCATGAGCCCAAGGCCTTGGCCGGCTACCAGTGGAGATTCGAGCAGGCAGTCGAGCACAACATTTTCCTGATCCATAAGCAGTACGACTGGCTGGCGGCCTCGCCTGACTTCTTGCATATCAACCCGGACGCCCAGTATGACGAGGGCGGCGAGATGAAAATTCGCAAGCTGTATAAGAACTATCGCAAGGTAGTGGCCGACGCCGACATCCACAAAGGAAAGACCCGGTGCATCCCTGCAGCCGACCGGCATCAGGTTCAGGGCGCGATGTGGCTGACTGGCTATGCCTTCTGGTGGTATGTTAATTATTACATCGGTGACGATCTCGAGGGCGGCCAGGTGCAGAAAATTCACCGCGTACCAGTGCCCCGAGATGACGAGCTGATCGAGCGCATGGAGGAGCGCTGCATCGAATTCATGAAGGAATGTTACGAGCGAGCGGAGCTGGAATATGAGTCAAGATAAACCCGGAACAGAGATCGATCCCGAGACGATGCTGCCACGCGGGCAGCAGCCCGAGGATGATGGCGTCGAGCGTATCCATCTGGAGCCCTGCCCCTGCGGCAAGACGCCGACGATGCTGATGGTCGAGCTGGAGACTAACAAGAAGCGTGGCCACACATTCGGAGATTGCTGCGGCGAATGGATGATCGAATTCAACAACAACTACAACGTGGACAAAGACAAGATGGCAGAGCGGGCCAAGGTCGCGTGGAACCGAGCCACGCGGCGCCCTTGGCGCTTACCGATTTCCTCGTAGGAAACCGGCCCTCGCCAGCCGGCTGCTGAAATGGCGGGAGGAAAGGGCGCATACCTGCGCCCTTTTTTTTGCGCAACTGTAACTAAGTTACACCTGCAGGCCAGTGAGCTCGGTCGAGCTCGAGGCCAAAAACTCACGTAAGAGTATGAAAAATAAGGGATGTTATACTATGTGGGCAGTAGAAACCCCGGCATGGGGCCGGGGCTGTGTTCTGGCTTCCCAAGAGGAGATCAAGATGTATGAATCCACGGGAAAACCAAGTGTAGCAAAATTCCGCGCTCGCTTGGAAGTTATACGCAAGGCCTCGGCATCAGGCCACGCCCTTGCGATGCGGTGGAACCCGAAAGGGCGCTACTACCAGATGCAGCGCGAGCTGATCGCGCTATTCAAGGCGAACGAGGAAGTAGCGAAGGACTGGCTTGCCTACATTGATGCCGGGAGGAGACGGCGATAAATAAATTGGGCGCCTTCGGGCGCCCTTTTTTTATGGATTGTCAGGATCGCGACCAAGCAGGACGGCAAAGGCCTGCTCGACCCGGCGCTCGTTATCCGCGATGTCCTCGGCATTCTCCTCACCAGTACGCTTGTTGTCTGCGATGTTGGTATCCATCGACACGATCTTGGAGTCGGTGCCGATATCCTGAGAAGCCAGGGCTGACTCCACATTGACCGATACCCGCCAGTCGAGGATCAGGTAGCCCACCGTGGACACGGCAGCAAAGACCGCTGCCATTGCAACGATCAGCGTTTTGAATTCGCGGATCACATCTGCGAGTTTTGGTTTACCGGTTGTGTCATTCATTTTTCGGCCGTCCCTTGGCTTGCTGAATGTACTCCCAAGCCCGCTGCTTGTCCTCCTCGCTGATGCCCGGCTCCTGCTGGACAATCACCGGCGCGGGCCGCTGCGCGAGGCGCTCCTCATACTGGGCGAGCTGCTCGAGTATCTGGGCCTGCTGCATCTGCACCACTTCCAGCTCCTCGTCATGCTCATCCTCGATGACCTGATGCTCCTCATAGCGGGCAGCCTGATCGTACAGCTCGGCCAGCTCAGGTGGATTGACAGTAGGCGTCAGCTCTTGATCGAGCCAGCACTCCTCGGCGGTCAGGTATTTGTTGCTGATTTCCTTGATGTCGCAGCGCATCTTGGCAGCAAAATCGTGCTTGCCATTCAGCTCGTAGAATAGGGCAGCGCACCAAGGATTTAGTTCATTGGTCTGCCGGCTGACGACGAACGTGCCCCACTGCTCGGAGCCCATGCAATTCTGGCCCTCATTGATATCAACATCCCCCAGGCTATGCGAAAAAGCATAGGCCCGATTGCTACCAGTGTTGATCGAGGTATCGCCACCGATCATGTCACCACCGATCAGATCACCAGTGGCAGCCGTGGCCGTGGCCCCGGCATTCGCCGCAGCATCAGCGGCCGCAGTCGCAGTCGCGGTCGCGCCATCGTCATCGTCACCGCTTGCCCAGACCGGTGCGGCAAACAGGAACAGCATTGCCACCGCCATCAGGAAAACGAACAGTTTTACATGGATCCCCAGTTTCATAGCGCTAACCCCGCCGCCAGCAAGACAATCAAAACATTCCGCATCAGATTATCCATCATGTGATCCTGCCGCTCCTGCTCGAGCGACTCCTCACGGACCTCCATCCAGATGCCTGCATAGCGGGCGCATTCTATCAGCTCGGTGACTTCCACGTTGCGCGCCTCGAGCGCCGCAGCATTCTCCGAGGCAACACGCTCATTTGTCACTGCAGCTACACGTACCTGCGTGAGCTGGACGATACCGGCGCGGTCGAAGGTCGCACTGGCCTGAGTGCTCGATGTCTCTACGGGCATCTCAGGGACGCTCACGGGCTGGCCGACTTCGGGAGATGGTCCCGGAATTTCGCAGGTCGGGAGCTCAGTCGGCGTCGAGCTGCACCCCATCAACAGGCTTGCGCCAAGAATCCAGCAGATCAGCCATCGATTCGTCATTGGTCCCTACCTTGTCCATGATTTTCTTGCCCTGCTCGCCGGCCACCACGGCATTGCGCTGGTGCTTGTCGGCTTTGATGCCGGCCTTGTGCGCCTTGGCCTTGGCCCTGCCCGAGCCCTCGAGGATCAGGTCGTCACGCTGCTTGCCTGCTTTGACAGCAGCTCGGGAGGGCCCGCCGAGGATGTAGAACGCGAACAGCGCCAGCAACCCCGCGGCTGCGTACAGCCACTTTTTCATTTCGCGACACCGCCCAGGCTATTGGCCATGTACCCCGCCATGAATGCCGAGGCGTAGCTCAGCTCGCCGGCTGCCATGAGTCCGAGGAAGCCACCAGCGCCAGCCAGCACGGTGAGCGCGGTGCGATACGGGTACTTGGTGAGCCAGTCTTTGAGCTGGTAGTCCTCATCGGTTTTGCGAACCTCCACCACTTTCTTGATGATGTGCGCAAACGTGCCGACGAGCAGTGCGAGTATCAGGTAAACGTATTCCATCACGATCTCCTATCCTGAGCAGCCCGATCCATTTCTCTGCGGCCGACCGGGCGGTGGCCTGTTACACGGTGGATCCGGGCATGGCCCTACGGCAGGGACACAGAAAAACCTGTAGGTGCCTCCGGTTTGGACGGATCGACAGTAAAATTTACGCTGTTGCTGGCATCAGACTCCTCGCCGTTGACCGCGACCGTGGTCGCGTGGCAGTTGTAGGATCCGGCCGGCAGTGGCGGTGATGTCCACGTATCGGTGCCGCCTGTATTCGGCACATTGCCGAGCAGTACGGCATTGCAAAAGATGTTGTAGCTGGCGATGTCGCCGTCAGGCAGGGGAGTGCCATCGGTATTCTGAGTCGGCGGTGTCCAGTCGAATGTTTTGGGCTCGACCGCAAATACGAGCGGGGCACAAAGGATCAGGCAGTACAGCAGTTTCCTCATGTCAGTCTCCTCACACCGAGCAGGCGATCCGCAGGATACCGCGAAACCTTGACGGTGTCAGATTGATTGCCGCCCAGTACCTCGATGAAGTCACCGAATTGGCCAGCATAAAAACCTACGTGGCCGGGTGCCTCGATCACTTCGGGCCCCGGCTGCTCACCCTTGCCGCGCTTGAGCACCACGACATCGAAACCTACCTTGGCCTCATTGAGCGGGATCCCCTTGCCGATCTCCAGCCATGACCGGGCGCGCAGGCTCTTGGACCGCGGCAGCCGCAGCAGCTTGGCGACAAAGTTCACGAATGCACTGCACCACGGAACCTCGTCATCCTGTGGCCAGTCGTTGTCAGTTTTGAGCATGGCCAGGATCAGCGGATTGTCGAGGCCGCCGCCCATTTCCTTCTCGCCAGTGAATACTTGTGCGATGTCGAATGCTGTTACGTTCATGGTTGTCCGATCCTGTTCCTGATGTTGGAGTTTACCGTGCCGAAATTGAGCAGGGGCATCCCTGCATTGGCCCGGATGTCATTGAGCTGATCGACCATCTCCTTGATGATCGCGGTGACAATCGAATCATCATCGAATTCGTCCTTGGACTCATCGAGGGCCACATCGGCAACGTGATCGGCATAATCCTGATGCACCGTAGCGATGTCGGCTGCATAGTCGATGGCCTTCTGGTCGAGCGCGGCCTGACTGATGACGCCCTCATCGACACCGAATTCGTTGCCGGCCTCCATCTGAGCGAAGCCGTGTTCATTGCCAATAAACCAGTTAAAGGCCCTTACGCTGTTGCCTACCGGCAGTATTACAGTCCTGAGTGCCATTATCCTAACAACCTAAATTCAGCCCAGAAGCCATTGGCCGGCGTGTCTCTGCTACCTGCTTGGGTCAGGATCAGTACCTCTACATAATCGCCGGGGTCCATGTTGACAAGGCCTGAATACCAGTGCTGCATACCAGCCTCGCCGGTCGCCGCACCTGATTGATTGGTGCCACCACCATTGTTGTCCGAGTTCCACGGCTCCCATGAGCCTACCTGCACGGTATCGACAGCGCCATTGGTGATGCCATTCCTGCGCAGACGAACGTGCCCCAGGCCAGACTGAGCGGTGCCGAATGAGTCCAGCTTGTAGCCGATAATCATTTCAAACTTGCTGAAACCGACCGGCATGTGCCAGCGGGTAGGGTTTACCCCCGTGTCGTGGATGGCATTGGATTCGGTGTCATACACGGTGCTATTGAAATCGAGAATCTGCTCGCTGGTCCCGGTGCCCGAAGGGATCAGGAAATCAGGCAAGTCATTGCGCGGCCATGCGATGAATCCAGTTTTCACAGCCTTGGTGCCGCGGAGCGCACCAAGAGCACCGCCGCCGCCTGCGCCTGAGACATCGAAAACCCGCCGCCAATTTACTGACGGTATGGAATTGCTGACCGCAAGAAAATACGCGCTGCTACCGGCCGCCAGTGTGACCGGCGCATCTTGGCCGGCGCCGATATCTTGGTTGACTGTCGGGAACATCTGCAGCTCATTCGCGCCGTCATTGATAATCAACATGCGGCGACCCTGATTGAGCGTTTGGAATGCAGTCGGAATTCGCACGGCATCGCCGGCATTCGCGACAGTCGCAATCTGATTGTAAGACGACAGCAGCTCCAGGGCACCGCCCTGCGTCTGCGTGGTGCTGGCCGTCAGGCCTACGTGCGCCTCACTGGTCACGATTACATGGTCGCTGCGCTCGCGGTAATTGACGGCAGTAAACCCGCCGACCACATGCCACATTGAATCCAAGCTGGTGACGACGCCGCTATCAGGATCAAGATTATTAAACAGTACATTCGGCGCCCCGATACTGCCGTTTGCATTGATGATCCTCGGCGCCCCGAGCACAGGCATCTCGATATTGCCATTGATTGTTAGATCGACGCCGTCCCACTGCAGGTCGCCAAGGGTGCAGACCAGCACCCCGCCTGACCAGTACATCAGGTCATTGTCGGTGCAGCCAGCCGTATCGACATCAGCCAGATCACCGATATTGTTATTCAGGCTGAAAAATACGGCAAAGGCCATAGGATCGGTGCCGATCACGGGGTTATCGAATGACACCCCGGCATTTGTCTGCACGTAGGAAGTGATCGAATTCGTGGGCACATTGACGTTGACGATGGTGCCCTTGGCCACATCGCGGTTGCCGTCGAAGTCTGCAGTGCGCTGCCATTCCCCGGTGCTGGCGCAGTAGATACCGTTATCAATCGGATCAGCCTGCGCTGCCACCAGTACCCGGTCGCCCTCGACCACCGAGATGGTGTCAACAATCTGCTCACCCTCGAGCGTAATAGGGCCGACCGCGCTGACCGCCTTGCACGGTGCCTTGATGGCGAGCGATGCCACTACGCCGTTAAATCGATCCTCTGATAGCTGTACCATGTCCTTGGCCTTTACTGTATTGGATAGAAGCAGGTCCGTGGCGTGAAGGGCGCAGTATATCGCGCCAGTCCCTTGGTGATCCTGATAGCGCCAATCGATCCATCCGTAAATTCTGCGAGCCCATCCTTTGAGCCGATCCGCAGGAGCGCCGCGCTCCCTGATATATCTGTCGAGTCGCTGACCGATCCTAGCACCACCCCCTCCTGATAAACGGTCAAGGTAGTGCCCTGCCTGACTATCGCTATGTGCTCGAGCACCCCGGCAGTGGTGGGCACAGTCCAGCTCAGGGTCATCAGCGCCGAGGCGCCATAGCCCACTACAAATTTCTGCCCCCCAGATGACAGGCTTTGAATCCACCAGCCATCTGTCGCGCCATCGAAATTCGATAGCATCGTCACCGTGGTAAGGACATCAAGCTGCAGGCCGAATTCAATGGTGAAATCATCGGTATCGAATTCCCAGTCAGGACTGGTGGGGTATGTGACCTCGTCACCGACACCATCAAGCAGCAGGGTATTCGCGCCAAGGTGCCTGTGAGCGGTATTGACCTGAGCATTGCCTTGGAATGTCTCGATGTGCCCGGAATTCGACAGGTCGATGATGGCCTGGGCGCCATCGGTGCCCTCGAAATCCAGCAGCAGCACTACGTCAGTGAAATCGGGATCGACCTCACCAGTTCTGTCCTCGCCGCTCCAACACCTGACCCGGTAATTATTCTGATCCCCGAACATGACGAGATCGCCGGTATCCGGCCTGACATTCAGGCCCCTCGAGATGCCTAAGTGATTGACGCCCTCGGGCAGCGCGTTAATGTTGGGACCAGTCTGGAAGTTGAACGGTGCCGAGATGTCATCAGGCGCCGTCAAGTCAAACGTACAGATCAGGCCGACCTGAGTCACCGAGTACATTCGCGTGTGATCTGTCGAGAAAACCATGTGATTCATTTGGCAACTGAACGGAGTCGCGTCGAATGTGGCTATCGGCGTCAGGCTCATGGTTGAAATGTCATGCGGCACACTCAGCGGGTAGGCGTTGAGGATGAATGCAAGCCGACTGACAAAAGCAATCGAGCCATCGAGGCTCATCCGAATCAGGAACTCATTGCCCGGTATCCCTGTCCTTGAAGCAAAGACCGGCCCTTTAACGGTGATGTCATACGGAGTCGCTGACTGATCCCAAGTATCGATGCGCCGGAAACTGCTGAACCACCGCCTGAGAAACGTGAGCTTTTTGCCATCATCGTGCCACTCCATCGACCGATTGAGCGTGTCAGCCCCGTATTGCTGAGAGGCACTGGACACCCACCCGAAAAGCTGCCACGGAACAGGTATATCGAATTGAAATGTATCGTGAAAAGACGGGTGATTTACCCCACCGTGATGAGTCCACGCACGTAGGCCATCAGGCCTGATCCACACCATATATCGAAATCTGAGATTCGGGCTGGCAGGGCTCGGGCCATCGAATTTGACAGTCATTGAGCAGGGAGACACCGGTGGAGCAATGCCGGCGCCCTGCGGAATGTGATGGCCAAGAGCAAGGCCCATCTTTACCCCCCGTGATTTTCAGAGAAGGTGCCGAGCCATTCGGCACCGGCGAGAGTCGAGCGCAGATGTACCTGAGTGATGCTGTCGGCCGTCGAGATATCGGGCTCGATGCTCGACGGAAACTTGACCGAGGCTGGCCATACGATTGTCCAGGCCGGATTATCCTGCCGGATGTCCAGCTCGAGCTGTGTCACATTGGCGCCGGCCGGCACATTTATGAAAACGATACTGGTGATGTCCTCCTGCATCAGCACCGTGACGCCTTGGCCGAGCTCGTAGTCGATGGTCAGGACGCCACCGATGCTGGCGAGCACCTGATTGACAATCGTAAACCCTTCTGGATTCAGCGGGCCACCGGGCTCGATGACCTCAGACCGATAGTAGAGCCGGAAGTTAATCGGATCGACACCGATCTCAGGGTCAGGAATATCTGTGACCTCATAGACTTCTGAGGCGGTATCGAAGCGCTGCACGTTGACAGTGGTGCCCCGTGTTACATCGCGATTGCCGTCGAAGTCTGCGGCCCGCTGCCATGCTGATGTTTTGACGTTATAGATCCCATTGTCCACTGGATCTGTCTGGGCGATGACCAGCACCCGATCCTCGCAGACTACCGGGATGCCCTCGACAGTTTGCTCGCCTGACAGCACGATAGGCGCGGCCTGCGAGAGGGCCACACATGGCGCCTTGATCGCCAGCGCGGCAACAACTCCGTTGAATCTATCCTCTGATTGATTGAGTCCCATAGTCCCTTGACCTCATGAATCAAAACTTTTCCACCGGGCGCTGACGGAGAAACTGCTTGTGCCCTCAAGTATCGACAAGCCCCAGTTGCCTGTCGGTATGCCGGGATTGCCGACTGCCGATATCTTGTATCCAAAGGCTGCCACTGCACCCTGACCAAATCCATTATCGACATAATTGCCAGCACCGATCAGCACGATGGTCGGCTGGCCCGGATCGACGCTAACGATGGCACCAGCGGCGCCGATAGTAGCCTTTTTCGCCGTGGCCCATACATCCAGCAAGTGATTGTGTCCATTGGCGGGCGCGTCCTCGCGGAACATTGATGGATCAACCCCCAGTTGACTGTTTTCATTGTCGGCGGTGATGCTGCCCAAGCCACCGGTCCATGCGTTTGTGAATAGCGCCATCTGCAACATGACCGGCCAGCCGCCAATGCCATCCATCGCGACGTTGTCTGATATCGTCCCGGTCGCAATGCGTGGTGCAATTTGCAGAACGATACGACCAACTCCGGGATCAAATTGTGAGATGCCGCCTGTAGTTGACCAAGCAGCAGCAAAGCCCCCAGTGCCCTCGCGTAAGAATATGCCCGACTGGCCGCCATAACCGGGACCAGCCATCGCCCAAGTGACCAGCAGATCACCCGGTACTCTGCCGGCTGGAGCATTCACCGTGTATGGACCCGGCGGCGCACTGCCGCTGCCCTGTGATAAAACGCTGGTGGCGCCACCGAATGAATAGCCTGCAGGAGCGCCGCCGCCCCCCTCGGCATCGTCGGAGCCCAAGAGGGTATTGAGTATCAGGCCCATCAGGCGAACTCCCTGGCGTAGGTCGCCAGCCATTCAGTGCCACCATCGATAGATCGAAAGTGAATTACGTGCTTGCTATCGACTGTCGATATATCGATCTCGACGCCATTCATCCATAGCACCGATCCGGGCCATGTGATTGTCCGGGCTGGATTGTCCTGCTCCAAGTGCATCTCGAATTGAATCAGGACGCCTGATGGTGGCAGATTGGTGAAATTGACCGTGACGACATTCTCGGTCAGCGCGAAAAATATATCCTGCCCAAGCTCATGGTCGAGCGTGATCTCGTTGATGCCACCGCTGGTAATGACCTGATGCAGCACCGTCCAATCCTCGAAAGGATTCTGCGCGCAGTCGATGTTGACGCCCACATACATGAAATCATGCACCGGGTTTACGTCGAGCAGGTCAGCGAACATATCGACGCCGCCGCTGGTGATCGTGATTAGCTTGGTTGCACCGCCGCCCGATGCCACGACGCCCGCCCCCACAAAATTCAGAACGCCGGCTATACCGACAAGCGGCACCCCCTCATCCTCAACCCTGACACCGATGCCGCCAGCGGCAGAGTCATACCACAGTCGGAAGTTGATCGGATCGACACCGATGACAGGGTCGGGAATGGTGATGACCTCGTAAACCGCTGATGTGCCGACCGAGCGATCCACGTTGATGACGGTGCCCCGCGTGATGTCGCGATTGCCGTCAAAGTCAGGAGTGCGCACCCAGTCAACTCCCTCACGGACAGAGTAGATGCCATTATCGACGCCGCCCGCTTGGCCAATGACCAGCACCCGGTCATGCGACTGCAGCGAAAAGCCATCGACGGTCTGCAGCCCGTTTAATACGATCTGCGATGTGGCCACCGCCACGCAGGGCGCCTTGATGGCAAGGGTAGCGATCACTCCATTGAATCGATCTTCTGATACTTTCATTATCATGGCTACTCGCCCCTTACGCCTGTGAGCCACTCGTAGAATTCGACCTCGTCCTCGGCCCAGTAAGCATCCAGCAGGCGGTTTGTCTGGCTGCTCGGATAGTGGAACAGGGTGCCTCCAACATTGTTGAGATTCTTGAGCAGGGCCTCATCGACCTCGCCCTGCTGGATCTGCTGCCCGAGCGTGTAGATGTCATCGCCCAGTGAACCGATTGCCGTGTTGCCGCCACCGAATCGGGCCGCCGGGATCTCGCGCACGAACGGGATACCTGACACCGCGGAATCGACAGTCGCCTTGGCCACCCACCAGCCCCATCCCTCATCGTCATCCTCATCCGGCCACTGGTCGTAGATGATGGCAGCGGCGATGCCCTCCATCGTGTAGAGCAGCATCAGGTCAGTGGCGAAATATACGGCGCCCTTGAGTGTCGGCCTGCGCTTTAATGCGACCCCCTTCTCGTAGGCGATGTTGCTCTTGGCCAGCATGTAGGAGATCAGGGTCGTCCAGATCCGTATGAATTGCGACTGCCGGTTTTTCTTGGTGCCGGTCGTGCCGCGCTCGAGGCCCGAGCGATCCGAATAGAAGCCTGACGTTTGTGCATTCTCGACCTGCACATCAGCGTAGATGATCGCGTCAGCATCCGACAGATTCTTGACGTTGCGGCCTTTCCAGTAAGCACCGAGCCAGGTCGTCACATCGACTAGCGACTGAGCCTTGGCAATCGGATAGAAAAAAGTAGCCGAGGCTGCTTTCGACCACGTTTTCAGTCTCGTCGGAGCGGCGCCAAAGACTGAATTGAGATGCGCCTGCGTGTCCAGTACGTCCTTGTCGAATGCGGTCGAATCGATGTAGCGCGTGTGCATAAAGGCCGACTGCTCCATGACGAATTTATACATCTTGACCGGATTCTGCAGGAATTTACCGAGGCCCATGCCGTAGGCCTGTGATCCGATCACAGCGATAGTCTGGAAAATGCCCGTGAACTGCAGCAGCGTGGTCATCAGGTTCCAGCCGAGCTTGGCCTTGACGAACCCGGTGCGGATCCACGCCACGCTTTGCTCGACCACGCCCTCGGCCGGGAGCTCGCCCACAGCAGCATCGGTCAGCCACAGATTCAGCGCCTCGAGCGCCGTGTCGTTGCCGGTGTTGTTGAAGGCCGCCCGTATTTCCTTGTCATTCAGCAGGCGCTTGATGAAATTGACCTCGTCGCCAATGGAGATGTCGCGCACCACTTCGCGCAGATGCAGGTCGATGGTATGCAGGCCGAGCCGTACCACCATGCCGTGATTCTGCACCCGCTCGAATGTCGAGCCGGATCTGGTTTGCGCCGTGATAAACACGCCGTTGCCCATTTTCTTGTAGAGATCCTGCAGCTCCACATCCTTGACGCGCTCGGAGTGCCGGCGGTCATACGCCAGCGGATAGTAGCCGCCCTTAGCCGTGAGCTCCTGCCCATCTCTGCCCTTGAATGTGAACGGCAAGGCTTCCACTTTCTGCGGTGCGATACCGCGGCGACGTTGCTCGGCCTCACTGAGCGCTGGCCAGTAGGAATCGAGGTATGCCCAGATGTCATTGATGAAATCCACATCGCGGGCATCGAGGGTCTGCAGCACTGCCTGTATGCCCTGCTCGGTATAAGCCGGCGAGCCGTCGCGCTTGATACCACCGAGCATCGCTGCGCGATTGCCGGCGTTGCCCCAGTTCAGCGCGATTGAAAGCAGGTCAGCCTTGGACAGACTCTCGCCCATCGCTTCCACGTATCGCTTCTTGTGCATGTCACCGAGCTCGGACTTGCTGTAGTGCTTGAGGTACAGATCCGAGACATCCTTTTGGGCCTTCTTGAGCCCCGGTATCAGCTTTTCAGCATAGGCCCTGCGGATCGGCACGATGACCCTGCGCGTGAGCGCTCCGAATCCTGACTGATCGAGCACCCGTGCGATGGAGCTGGCGCGCAGCCAGGCCATGACGCCCTGCTTGAGCGAGCGCTTACCCTTATCGCTGAGTGAGGGCTCGCTGACGCCGGCCGGCACAAATTTATTATTCTCGAGGATCTGATCGGCTACCTCATTGACCGCATCCTGCAGCAGTACCTTCTCGCCATTGAGTACGCCCTCGGCCAGCGTCTTGGCCTTGTGCTCGAGCTGGCGCACGATGTCGCGCATGTCGCGGAATTCGTCAACCGTCAGGTCTTTCCAGTTGGTGCCCATGTCGCGCAGTTTGTTCAGGGTGGCGGGCGGCACTACCAGCCGGCCATCCTCAACAGCCTGCAGCATCTCTGCCATAGCAGCATTGCGATCTACCTGCGCCAGTGACACGGTGCGGAAGTCAATACCCTCGATGACAGCGAGTATCTGATCCAGCATCCCGGACTTGCCGAGCCGTTGCTGCACCGTCTTTGACTCGAATTTCTTGAGGTATTTCTGTGTCCTGCCTGACTCCTCCTTGGCCCGAGTCGCAGCCCGGAACAGCTCATGATTCCTGATCTGCTTGAGCTTCTCCTGATAGGCGGTCTGATAGTCACCCTTGGCCGCAGCATTGAACGCCTTGCGGCCAGCCTTCTGTTCCGCGATCCGGTATTTATTCGGATTCACAGCCCGGATGCGCATGGCGTCGATCTCGTCCCTGACCAGCTTTTTGATAATCGCGAGCTCGCCACGATTGGGCAGCATCCCGGCATTGGCCGCCCTTGCTTCTCGGTCAGTTCTGGCGCTCTCACGGCTCACTGCTGAGACGATCTTTTTATCTTGGCGCATCTGCTTGCGCAGGGATCGCAGCTCGGCAGCGAGTAGCTGAGCGCGCTTCTCGTTATGCACGACAGTCACCGCATCGGCGGCCAGGGTGCCATCGACCAGCGGATCCGGGAAACGCTCGCGCATGCGCAAATCAGTCTCGGCCTCGATGACAGCGTCCATCTTGCCGACGCGCATCATCTCCTGAATCATCTCATCAGCACTGGAGAATCCGAATATCGCGGCAGCGACATCGGCATCGACACCGCGCTTGATGGTGTAAACCCACGGCTTCGGCAGGCCCTTGATGAATTCCTTGCCGTAGCGCCTTATCAGGTCATCCTTGCCGAGCTTGAAAATAGCGCGATCCGGCGTGGTGCCATCGGGATTCTCACCGCGCTGGAACATGGCCAGCGCCCGGTACACCGGTTGCGCCCATACCTCTGCCTGTACCTCGGCCAGCACCTTCTCGCGCTCTGACTGCCACCACACCTTAGCCTCGCGCTCGAGATACGCGAGCATTTTCTTGGCCTCTTTGTCGAAAGCATCCTGATGCGCTCGGGAGATCAGATCCTTGTAAACCTCGAATCGCTCCTGACTGACACCCATCTCCTCGGCGCTCGAGTAAAGCGGCCGGAATTCCTGTGTGTTTTCAGCAGATGTGATCGCCTCATCCGTTGCCAGCATGCGATCCATGACGCCCCGGATCTCGTCATTCATATCAAAGCCAGCGTAGAGCACCAGCTTGGCGTAAATCTTGGTCAACCACTGGGCGAATGCAGCGAAAACACCCTGCAGATCAGCAGACGGCGCCTTGCCTTCTGCCAGATAACGCTCGAATGCCCTCGCCCACTTCTCATGGTGCTCGCGGGTGATTTCCCGGCGGCTGTTGACCTCGAGGAATTCAAGTATTTTCTGGTAGTCGGCAATGACCTGACGCGGGCCAGTAGCCTGCTCAGCGAGATCGCCCATGATCTCGAGATACAGATGGCCAGACTCATGCAGGAACGTGGACAGATTGCTGGCCTTGCCCAGTCGGATGACGGCACGATTGTCGGCATCGAACGTGATCGAGCCCCGGTGCTTATCCTGAAACAAGGTCATCCCAAGCATCGCCATTTCGCGAACTTTGGGAGTGATGTCCAGGGCATGCACTTTCGGGCCGGGCACTTGCTGAGCCTCGGCCTGCTTGATTGTCTCAACGTGATTATCGAAATTCTGGCGGTGGAAAGTAGCCTGCTCATGCTGGCCCAGATCCCTCGCCTGACTGAATGAATCCCACGCCATGTTTGCGAGGCGTCTGGCGTCGAGGAGCCGCTCAAGCTGCGCCGCTGCATCCGGCAGCTCTTGGCCTTTCCACTTGACCTCGGCCTCGGGATCGAGCTTGCGCGCAGCCCTATTGGTCATATTGACGAGTGTCTTATCGTAGAAATTCAGCATCTTGGTGCCACGGGTAGTCGTGACATGCAGCCCCATACCCTCCAACTTCGGCAGGCTGTCGAAATCCTCGTACAGATCATTTTCCAGCCACTCAGCCATGTACTCGCGGTTTTTCGAGACGAGGATATTGCCGTTGCGGTCACGCCTGTACTCGCCATTGATGTCGATGGCGACAAACAGATCGCCGGCCTCGGCTTCATTCTTGAGAAACTCCGAGGCAGCTTGCTCACCCTTGTCGTAGAGGAGCTGGATAAGATCCTGATTCGCGCTGAATTCTATGTAGTCGATGAATGACGGATTTTCGTTGACGATGTCAGATTCCACGCCACCTATAACGTCATAGCGATTGGCATGCTCACTGACCTGATCCTGTATTTTTTGGAGATTCTCCGCGCCGATGTAATCGGAGAGAGACTGGTCATCCATAGGCCCGTGATCGAGCTCGGTGCCTTGCGCATCGTAGGTGTAAACATCTGCATTCCGAGGGTCGTACACGATCTTGTCGATGTCCTGCACAAAATTGCTGCGGGTGTTGATGATGTCGCCCGTTGACCATGCGAGCTGATCGTAGCCTTGCTCGGCCGCCAGCCTGATAGCGCGCTTCATGGCCAGCGTGACCCACGCATTGCCGCGGAACGGGCCGGCAGGAACGCTCGACAGGTTCGCTGCTACGGCTTCCTGATGCAGGGTGCTCAGGTGATTGGTGAGGTAATCCCTTGCCGCCACCTGCGAGCGCAGCGTGTCGTCAACCGGGGATTTATCCATAGCCCCGTAACCGACCACACCCTTGCCGACTGCGATCTCACGCGGCTGGCCACTTTGCAGCTTGCCGTATGAGATCGGTTCCCTGGTAGCAGGATCGACTGCTACCCACTGCATCTCAGTCTCCTCGACCTCGAATGCCGGAATATCCGGCACTGGCATGGCATAGCCAAAGCGCTTGCCGCGCTGGTGCCAGTCAGATTGGACCTCCTCGAGGAACAGGATGCGCTCACCATTCGGGCCTATGCGATCAGTCGCCAAGAAAAAGGCGATGATATTTTTCTCGTCATGGTGGCCGGCTTCAAAATCGACCCACTGGAATGGCCTGCCCTCCGGTGGCACCGGTGGCATGTGCAGGATGACCTCGCGGAAATTGGTGCCGCCGTCGATCTGCTGGCCGACATTCTCTGCAACCCGGTCGAATTCGACCCCGCCGCTATTCTTGAAGATGTACGCCTCAATCGCATCCTCGGCATGCACCCGTGTCTGCTCGTTGATCGGCGCATCGATCTCGAGCCATGTCATGCCGTCATCAGGAGTTACCGCGACATTGCCGGCGTCCATATCCTCGATAATCTGGAACGTGAAATCACTGTGAAAATCGCTGACATCCCAGATGGCATTGCGGCTGTAGAGGTACTCATCCTCGTAGATGTCCTCCATGCCGTATTTTTCAAAAGCCTCGAAATCGCTATTGATGGTTACGGTCAGCTCAGGCTGCGGGACGAATTCCCCGCCGAGCTGTGTCTCGACCACTTCAATGCCATTGGCCATGATGTAGGCGACGAGCTCATCCTTTGTGAGCTGCTCATCGCCCTTGGCTTCAATGAATCCCGGCACATCGAGCGCCTCGAGCTCGAGGCTTGAGGCACCGGGCATTTTCCGCAGGCGGCCGAGCATGTCCTTGGCCGGCGCCTGCTCGAGATCCAGTGCCCTGGCGGCATTCAAAAGCCCGGATGTAAAGCCGATCTCTGACTGGAACAGGGTGCGCTCGCCGGCCTGACTGAGCTGCTGCTGCAGCTCATTGGTTGCATTGGTGCGATTCTGGCGGCCCTCTCTGCCGAGCTGATATTCTTTGTAAACAATGCCATGTTTGGCGAGGATCGCCCGTGTAGCAGGGCTGGCGTCCATCGGAATGACCGCCCCTGAGAACTCACTCAAGTCCACCGCTCGCTGCGGCTTGGCCTCGAAATACGGCACCGGCGCCTGCACAAAAGCAGCAATCGCATCTAAGCCCTGCTCGATTATGTGGTCAGGAAACGGGCCCTCGAATCCGGCGCGGGTCAGGCCAGCCTTGAGCGCCTGAGCATCAGTTCCCTTGTACCCCGGACGGTTGAAGTTTTGCACCGTGTAGGCCATCGCCTCGCGAGCTGCATCAGTGGAATGGTCGTAGATGCTGTCAGCGGAAATGAATGGCCACCAGCCGGCCATCTCTGTTGTCCACGAAAACACCATGCGCTGCGCTGCCTCGCGAGCTGTATCTACCTCGTCGGGTGTGCCGATCTGCTCAATCGCCCGCCGTCTGGCCTCGGGCATGCTCTTGATTCTGGCAGCCGCCTTAGCCCTGAGCATGCCCTCGCTCGGGAAAAAGTCCTCGGTGCCCCTGAGCTTGCCCTTCATTTTGCGCACGATATTGGCCAGCGTGTAGGGCTCCCACCGGCCGCTGATCTTGATGCGCGGATCACCCATGCGGCTCCTTATTTTGCGCTCGGCCCATATCTTGTAATCATTCTCGGCACGGAGCGCCTGAATCCTGCCGTCGAGGTAGGTCTGAGTGTCAACGTCATTGATGTTCTGGCTGCCCTTGCGCTCCACATCGCGCTTGAGCCGGTCGTAAACCGAGATCACAAGGCTGCCATCCTCATTCATGATGCCGGCGCGATGGATGAAATCTGTCGCACGGGCATAAATTCGCTCAGCTCGCGCAGCCTCCTCGAGTGGCCCGGCCTCTGCAGGAATCTTGGGCTCCCTGCCAATGAAATACTCACGGATTGCATTCCTGACCGCCTCGCCAGCTTTTCTCATGTGCCGCTGGCGCGACAGGTGCTCCCACTCGAGATTTTCAGCGCTGAGATCGCCGGCAAAGAATTTCAGGATCCGCGGCGACCAGCCCCACACGTAGCCCGGCCGCACATCATCGAGCCTCGCCTGCGGAGTATCGTTATAGACCTCCTTCAGAAACCACGCCTTAGAGGTATTGTCAGTCAGCATGTGCTGGATCAGGCGGTCAGGATCCGGGTGCCGGCGCATGTGCTCCCACAGGAAATCGGGCAGGCCGCTGTATTTCGAGCCGCCGATAGCCTTGGCAATATCCTCGACCTCCGCGAGCAGCTCAGTCACGATGTCATGCGCCGAGGGCTTGTAATTCGCTTTAGGAAATCTGACTGCGTAGGCATCAGCATCGAATAGCGGAACCTGCTGCGGATCCCCGAGCTCGCGAGTACCGATCAGGGTGATCTCACCAAAGCCCTGGATGTCCTTGCCCTCGGGCATAACTGCAATGGACGGCACGGCAAGGCCACCGAGCTTGTCGGAGAATTCCAGATTCTCGGAAGTCAGGTTATGGAGCGCCTGCAGCTTGGGCTCTTGTGACTGGTAAAACGTAGTGCCACTCACCGGCGGCCGGCGGCCGAAGTCCGAGACAGTCTGGATCTCGCCGGTGCCACCCTCTCGAATGAAATGATCGAGGATTCTGAATTCATTGGCATTGGCCCAGAAGCCCATATTTTCGGTGATCGCAGGATCATCGGCCTTGGTGAAAACCATAGCCGCGCCACCGCCGAGCTCGCTGAATGCCTGCAGTAATCGCTGGTGGCCTCGAGTAGTTTTGAGGGACCGCATCTGATCGGGGTCCATCGACAGATAGCCCAGTGGCCTGTGGCGGTTATCCAAGATCAGGACGCCATCAGGCGGGTCCATCTCGGTCAGCAGCGCCTTCACTTCTGTTGGACCGTGGAGTGTATCGAGCTCATCGACACGCGCCCGCAGGATGCGCTCGGTGATAGGCACCTCCATGCGTCTGGGCAGTGGCTTGAATGGCCTTGCCATGCCGATTGCCCTGCCATCTGGGCCGAGCTCACTGTATCCGGCAGCGCCACTGCCGATCACAACATGCCCGGCGACGGTGACATCCGTATTCTCGAGCGTAGTCGTGAGCTTTTGCGTAATCATCTCATCTGCCTGAGATGGCTGTGCGACACCTGATGGATGATTGTGCGCAAACCAGACCTTAGTGGCGCCCGGAGTGGTTAGAATGGCGCCGGCCATAACGCTCGGATAGACGCTGGTGCCGTCATACGTGCCCTTGGAGTGGCGCACGACACTGAGGACTCGATTATTCTGATCCAGTACCAGTGCCCACATACCCTCCTGAGCCTGCCGGCGAATCGACGCCATGACATGCGCAGCATCGTCGGCATTGTTGACGACATTCAGCCCGGTCGGCAGGGTGCCAGTCTCCTCCTGCCTGACCCGCACCTTGTAATTTGCTACGGCCTCAACGGCCTTCTGTGACTGGGGCACATCGGCATCAGCAAACAAGTCGCCCTGATCGCGCCCTGGCGGCCTGATCGGCTCCATGATGATGTAATTGCCACGCTGATCTCGGGCCTCGTTGCGACGTTCCCCGTGGAACACTGTGCGGATCCGATCATCGATGTTGCGATTCTGCTCATCCAGAGTGCGCAGTCTGGCATGCAGCCCGTGGGCTTTATCCCGCAGTGCCGTGAAACTTTTAACCAGTTCCATTGGTGTGTTGCCCTTGAGGCCCAGTCGGCCGGCTTGCAGCATCGGGCGCTGGTCAGGGTCAAACAGCATCGGGCTCAATATGGCCGCCAAATGCTGATCGTTGTCGATGTCGATATCCTCGGCAACAAAAAAGCCACGCCTACTGGGATACTCAGCTACAAAATTCTCGATGGCTTCGATGTCCTGTAGCTGCTCCGTTACCTCACCCATCTTGCGCTGGACCGCGGCGCGCTCCACCTGCAGCTTTTCGAGATTGCGCATCTGAATCTCTCGGGCATCGACCAGAGCATTCGGACGCCGCTGGATCTCGCCGCCAGCAAGCTGCACCTTGGAAACGATATCGAGGAGCTCCTGATTCGATTCGCGGAGCGTGAGCCTGACGGCCTCGACTGGCGTGATGCCCGCTAAGATATGGGATTCAATGAGCTGGCGGTCAGCCTTGCTGATCGCTCTCCCTAACTTCCTGAAACAGTCCCTTATGCTCGCCATGTCAATCCAAATCTTCAAACATCGCGTGAGTGGCGGCGATGACTATAGCAAGGATGTCATCGTCATCTACCTCGAGTGCCTCGCGGTACTGCTCCTCGCGACTCTTGGCCCTTTCCATATCAGTGGTCGGCGGTATCGAGATGACATTGCCCTGCGATGTCGGCTTTTTGATCGACGGTGAGCCACTGGCCTTGATGATCCTGCGAGCTGTGCCGGCAGACGTAGGCTTGGTGATCTCAGGCGTCCCGGTCGCCGTGATCTTGCGTATCGCGGAGCCTGCCGCCGTGGGCTTGGTGATCGACGGTGTGCCGGTCGCCGTGACAATGCGCCGAGCTGCACC